TTAAAAAATGGTAGTATTTTTATATCACTTGGATATGTCATAAAAATAGAAGTATTAACTGTTAAACTGTGTTCTTCTATTTCTGAAATATTAATAATATTTAAATCTATATTTTGTATTTTCCTATACATTTCATTCTGAAAAAATGTTTTTTTTGAAGACCATCTTACAATTTCTTGTTGAATAGAGTCTTCCATTTATTCTTATTATTATTTTTAGATTTTTTTATTCTGTTTCCGGAAAAGGTAAAATTCAAACCATAAATCATAATGGTATTTATTTTTGAGGGAGAAACTTCTCGACCCCGTATAAATAATTGTAAGGGGAGAAAATTCTCAACCCATAAAAAGTATATAATTTTTTTTTAAACATCTATTATTAATTTAATATAAAAGCTTTCACATTTGAGCTAATATATGTGTGTTTTGTAAAATGAGATATATATTCGATATCTTTTATATCTTCATTTTACCTAATTTCTACTAAAAACGTCACTTCAAAATCACTCATAAAAATGTACTGTCGCTAAGTATTAAACTTAGTTCGAGTAACGTAGACCAGCCATACCGTCGCGGGCGACTAGGAGGTTGTACGATTCAGCGAAGATGAATACGTCAGATACGGGGATGTTGGCTCCGTACTTAAGGTCAAGCTGGACGTGGTCTAGGCGAGACATGTTAAGGGTGGAGGTTGGCTGCCATGCGCCACCACGTGCGGAGAAGTTGAATACGTACATGTATCCGTCTCCAGATAGGTTCCACTTCTGGGTGGGGACTACCTTACGGAAGAATAGACCCTCTAGGTCAGTGGGCCAGCGAGAGTGTCCGTTAAGGGATAGCGAAGCGCTCTTGACGGCGTCAGTGACGTCACCGTATAGGGAGGCGTCGGAGTCAACCTTGAGCGAGTAGTCGAAGCAGTCCTTGTGTCCGACCGAGTAACGGCGACGGTTGGTCATGTAGTCCGAGGGACGTACGAACCAGGCGAGACAGTTGCTGGGGTGGTTGAAGAAGATCTTGATCTGGTCGGAAGCGCTGTTGGTGGAGGTGATGTTGTGCATCTGGCGCTGGGTGGTGGTTACTAGGTACTCGTGCTCTACGGCGGAGAATGCCTCACGCTCATCGGCGTCAAGGTAGATGTAGGTTACAAGTAGGCGGGCCTCTAGGTCAGCGGTGGCTAGGGTGGATCCGGTGGCCTTGTTTACGGGGGTCTTGCCCTCGGCCTGGGCCCAGAACTCACCGTGGGTGGCGTCGGTGTCGCGGTATACGACTACGCATAGCTCAGATAGAGGGCGGAAAGTTACCTTAACGCGGATCTCGTGGTAGGTAAGAGCGATGAGGGGGATCGATAGTCCGTGCTCCATGAAGTACTTGTTGAACCATAGAGGTAGGGGTACGAATAGAGTGCGTGCCTGGCTGGCGAACTCGATCATGTCGTCCTCTACATCGGCGGAGTACTCGAACTTACCGATCTGCTCACCTAGGCGGGCACCGGGGCGTCCGGTCATCTCGTCCCAGAAGAACATCCACTCGGGGTATAGGGTGTCGACTTCGGTACCACCGATCTCGACCTGTAGGTCCTGGATAAGGGCGAAACCTACGGCGTTTACGTAGTAGGCGGCCTTGTCGGCGTCAGCTACGGTGTTACCGGAAGCGTCGGTTACAGTGGCGGATGCCTCGATGGCGGGGAGCTTGACCTCCATCATGATGTCGGAGACAAGGTCACCGTAACGGCTGATGGAAGCAGATACCTTCTGGCCGAAGCCTACGGTACCGCTGGAGAAGTCATTGAACTCGTAGTCCTCAGCGAAGGTGCTGTAGCGACGGTGCTGGGTCTTGAATAGAGTGTGGTTGGCGTTCTGGCGGCCTACGGCGCTGATCTGGATTACACCTCCTCCTGCTGGCATGGTTTTTATGTTAATATTAGGTAAATATAATAAAATTCCAAAAGTATACGAAAAGCGATTCGGATAATTATATAAAACAAGTACTTATATTACCATGTTTTATGCTGGTAATATGGGTATTCGGAAAAATTTTAAGTAAAAAAAAAAGTTATAATGTTTAATCACTATTCGAGAAAAAGTGTTTTCCATTTTGGTCTCAACCCAAATGAATTTTCCAACAAATGGTTAAAATTAAAGTAAAAGAGGTATATGAAACCCTTCTCGGATATAACCTTTTAAAAGACTCTAAAGCAAGTGAATGTTATAAAGTAGGATGCAAGAGAAAGAATTATGGTATAAGTATAAAAAACAATAATGTAATTAAAATAAGAGGAGAACTAGGGTTTGGTGAACTTGGTGGAGATAGGATTAGCTGTAAGGAACATAAAACAGATAAGCATGTTGAACAGTATAAAATCTGTTCTTTTGTAGATTGTAAAAAAAGAACAAATATTTTTATTTCAGATATGAGAATATGTAATGATCATGTAGATATGATTTTAAGTAGGTTCTTTTTTATGGAAAAATATATTACAAGATCATTCCATAAAAGATGTATTTTTTACAACTGTGGTATATCAGCTGGTTACGATAAAGGCAAGCATTGTAAGAAACATGCGATTGATAAAACATCGGACCAGATTAAGATTAATAGATTAAAGAAATAACAAAAAGGAAGTTCCAAACAAATTACCACCATTTGGGTCTTCTAACCATTCAATAATATCAGTATTTCCCTGGTACTGGGCCAGTTCATAAGTACACACATCCCATGGGCAAATAGATCCATCCTCGCGAGCATTTGGATCTCTTAACCATTGTAATATTTCTAAATTACCAGTTTGAATAGCTGTTCTACAAGATAATCCCCAAGGTACAGGGGTCTCCAATGATCTAGCGTATTTTAACATATGTAAATGACCATTCCAGATTGCCCATTCACATTCAAAAAAAAAAGTATTGTTCCATGAACAACAACCTCCTTCTTTAGAAAGAAGCCATTTTAAAATATCTACATCACCTGCTTCCATTGCAAAAGATAATGCATATGAAGTATCATATTTGTTTTTTATTGCCCATTTTATAATATCTAATTTTCCAGCTGATACTGCACAATTTAATACACAGTGACAACCAGGGATCCCGTTTGAAATTGCCCATTTAATAGTATCTAATTGTCCATAATTACATGCAGTAATATATAACATTCTCCATGTATCATCTTCTATTTCTGTTAAAAAATTATAAATGTACTCTAAAAGTGGTATATTACCACACTTAACTGCTTTTAACAAAATTTTAACATGGTCAACTCCACAGTCTATACAAAAAATAACATAGTTTATAGATGTATTTTTATAAATATTTATTTTAGTTCTTTTTCTATTTCCCCATGAATTTCTCATCTCTCTACAAGTGAGTCCAAATGATAAATATTCCCAATCAATGAAACTTCCTATTTTATTTAAAAGATCAGATGACAATGTATTCATAATATAAAATTAAGAATGATTATTTTTGATAAGTATACTCTTGCATACACTTTTAGGTATAAAATGTTTTTATAATTTATATAACATCACAATGAGCAACTACATTGATTCAACAATTACATCATTTGTAGTTGAAGGACTAATTATAGGAATATGTGTTGTCACAATTAACGTATATTCTGGGGAAATTTCACTTTATCTAACTGGTAAAGAAGACGATAGAAGAATATTAAGGACACTTGGATTAATCGTAGCAGTAATTGGACACGTATTAGCAGAGACTCTAAGAGGGCCAAGAATTATAAAATTATTAGATGATTATTCTAAATCAGTATCAAAAAATGTATCCAATGTATCCAAATCAGTTGTTACTAGTGGTGGTACTGGTTTGAAGAAAATGAAAAAGGTAGTATCAGAAAAGGTTCTATCGTCTTCTGTTAACAATGCGATAGTATTTGAGAAATTGAAAAAACTTCAGAATTAGTCAGATTAAAGGGGAGACGAATCTCAACCCATATTGCCAGAACAATGAATGACATAGTCAAACTCTGGATTTAAAAAGATTTAAAAAAAATATACTTTTATTTTTATTTTTATTTTAACGAGTGTATCCATTCTCGTTGAGCCACTTAACAGTGTCTTCGTCAACTAATCCTTTAGCTATGTAATCAACAATCTCTG